AACGGGGATGCTGCTGGAGTTAGCAGAGCTACTGCGGATATTTCAAAGGCGACCCATGCCTTGAATGAGGCATCTAGAATAGCCAGTTTTCCTAAAGAAGAATACTCACAAGAGCATCTAAATCAGATTAGGGCAAGGGAATATGAAGATAGGTTATATAGCTGGCTTGAAAGTAATCCTGAAGTAGATAGAAACGCCCCTGAGTATGATGAGAAGCTAGCGACCTCAGTATTATCCTTTATTACTAAACTGGATCGTAAATACCAAAGCGGAGGAAAAGAACATCTAATAGGCTCTGGTAGTTATTACGGCATGATTGATGATTATATTGATAATTTAAAAATGCAGGATACTTCCTCAGCCATGATTCCTGCTAAACATTTTGGAGCAGTTCGCAGTCGCGCTCCACGAGAATCAATACCTGATCCAAAAACAAGGGAATTAAGCGATAGAGAGAAAAAGGCAGCTCTTGCTTTTGGTATGTCTTACGAGAGGTACCGGGAGCTTCTAGATCAACGTAACAAAGAAATGAGGTCAAAAAATGGCAATTAAATATAAACAAGACAAAAATAATGAATTTCTATCTATTGATAGAGATATCAGGGAGCATGAACTTGAAGGAAGTGATTTTGATTTGATGCTCACCGATTCAACCTGTCCTTTTAAAGCTTTAATCGATGAAATAATGCAACCGGGCGAGGAATATTATTTTGCTTATAATAATCCTGAGCGCATTAACAGGTTACTGGCAAAAAAGTGGTATGTCGTATCTCCTGATAGGCTTAAAAACAAACGTACTTATAGAGGAGACTTAAGATCGGAAAATGATTGTATTACTACCGGTGATACTATTGTTTTAGCACGTGATGAACGCTACGGGCTAAAAGAGCAGCAATATTATGAACAAAAAGCCGTAAGAGTAATGCGAGATACTTTGCAAAAAGTACAGACCGATATCTACAATCCGGTCATGCCGTTTTCTGATAGAGCAATGTAGAAGAATATCATGTCATATTCTAAAATCATATTAAATAGCGATATTAAACTATCTTGGCCTTATCCCCGCACTGAAGGGGAGATTGCTAGTGACATTAATAATGTAATTTCTGAAAATGATGCATATACAATTACTTTGCCGCCTGCCAATACTGTAGAAACCGGTACTAGCTTATTGTTTAATAATGTCGGGCAAAAAGACTTTACCCTTTTATATAATGACGGAACTCCGCTAACTAACGTAATTATTCCCGGGGAAGTAATACAGATATATCTAACTGAGAATCTAACCAGCACGGGAATATGGCAAGTAATACCTTTTGGAGGCGGTAGTAGCGGTATAGTAAGTTTTTCTACAGAAAGTCAGAATAACAGCTTACAGATTACAAACTCAACTATTACTCCTCCGACTGGTAACATTATTTTTAAAATTGCCGATTCGTTGAATAATTTAAATAACCTGGCTACTCAGGTACAGAATGGGTTTTTAGTAATAACCGGTAATACTCCATTAAGTTTTGTAACTCGAAAGATAGGAGGTGGCACCAATATAAATGTACAAAGCGGTGATGGGGAAACAAATGATGTAATTATTAATTTAGCCGATTCTCTAGTAGGATTATCCAGTATTAATGTCGGTAATCTCTTAATCTCGGTAAATACGATTACCACGGCAAGCGGGAGTGAGGATATTAATCTAGCTACTGTAGATGATGGAGTAATCAATTTAAATAGTACTCAAATTGATAATATCGGTAATATGACAATACCGGGGAAGATTATAAATCCTGCTACTGCTAAAGCTTATTGTTTCTTTTATGATAATAATGCCGCAAGTAACAATATCCAGATAGAGAGCAGCTTTAATATAGCCTCGGTTAGCGGAGCGCAAGGGTCATATGTTATAACGTTTGCTACTCCTTTTCCTGATGGTAATTATGCTGTATTAACGGCGCTTAGCAGAGGAACGGAAGTAATAGCGCCGTTTCAGGTATTCTTTAGGTCTAGGTCAGCTACTGAAGTCATCGTTTTTGCAACCGATACGCTGGGCAATTTACTTCCTGTACTCGACGGCGTATCTGTGGTGGTATTTGGTAGTTAATTTTTAAAGAATTTAATCGAGAGAATATGTTATGTATGAATATCAAATAGAAGAAATATTTTTACACTCAGAGGGTTATGCAGAAGTTAAAGTTTCTTTAGATATTGAGAAAGATTACAAGATTATTTTAAGGTTCACGAAGGGTTTTATTGAAGATTTTATTTTAGGGACAGCTTCCGAAGAAGAAGTGAAAACCAAATTAGAGCATTTATTGTTAAATAAGGATAAGTTTTTATTAATTAGGTTAGTTAGACTAGCACTTGGCCATCCAATTATAAAAAAACAATTGCGAACCGAGCAAAATGGAGTGTTTAGTATTGATTTATCAAAATGGAAGCAAATACTTAAGAAATTAAAAGAAGAAAAATTAGAAACAATATTAGCTGAAGGTTTAGAGGATGTCGTAAACTAACTCTAAACAGTAGTGCGATTTGCAAAAGCAGTAGTCCTTTTGCTATAATACAATTAGGTAAAAAAAGTCATAACCGGGCTTAAAAAGGTTCCCGTCATTGCTAGACGTTAAAAGGCGTAGTTTGTAGCTAAATCTTTTCTAAAAAAGCTACCTCTGTCATTGCAAGACACAAAAAGGCTAGTTTTGAAACTTATCTATAACAAAGTTTATCGTCATAACTAGACGTTAAAAGGTCTCCTGAGCTTGAATTAGCTTATCTTTTTTTAAATTTAAAATATTTACGTTTTTTAATAATTAACAATATATGAGGAAATTATGTCTAACGGCATTAATAGACCTTATGGTTTGGAAGTAGTTCAGTCTCAAATAGGAAACGGCGGAACACAAAAACTAGGTCAATACTTTATTTACGCATCCGCTGACGGCTTAACCACGCAGCCAAACAGTATTTTTCAAGGTGATCCCATTAAATTTGTAAGTAACCCTGGTCTAGTCGCAATGACTGGGACGATTGCACCACAAAAGTTATCAGGTCCAACAAACGGAACAGCGGTACAACCTATTGCAACGGCAGACGCAGATGCTTTCCTTGGGGTGTTCATAAGCTGCGCTTATACTGATGCAAATACCGGTATACTTGTAGAGTCTGATTACTGGCCAGGCGGTAGAGCGATAAAAGCCGGCACGCCTATTATTGCATATGTCAATGATGATCCAATGGCGGTATTCAGAGTGCAGGTATCAAGCTCTATAGCAAACGCTGATGCTTCGATAGTGTTTTTAAATACCCAGGTTGGTTTAAACAGTAGTTTATCGGTAGCGGGAATAACCTTTACCTCAAATATTGCTATCGCCGGTGGTCAAAATCCACGTACTGGTAGTAATATATATGGCTCTAGTTACTATCTCGATGGTTCAACAATCGCAAATACCGCTACTTTGGATGTAAAAATTATTGGCATTGATCCAGTAATTACTGGTAACGCAAATCCTACAGGATTAGTACCGGGAGTAAACATGCCATTTACTAACCTACTAGTTAAGTTTAACAAGCATATGTACGGATCAAGCGGCGTAGCAGGTCCAACAGCCGGAGCATAGGAGTATAAGGTTATGTCTATAATAACAAGCGGCAATATGCCGTCTCTTTTAAAGGAAGGATTATACCTACCGAAAGAGAAGAAAAAAAACACCTGTTATAAGGCAGGGTCAGTAAAGAAAACTAAAACTAAAAACAAAGGTAATTAATTATGTCTATTATAACAACTGGTGATATTCCAAGTCTGCTTTGGCCAGGTCTTTATGAGGTAAAATCTCAGTATGATCGGTTTAAAGGGGAATATACCAAAATCTATGAACAGGCTAATTCTGTCAAACATACTGAGAGGATGGTTGATATTAGAGGAACAGGCTATGCACTTGAGAAAACCCAAGGTGCTCCTATTAAAATGGATAGCATGGCTGAGCGGTTTATTTATGAATTTGTCCATCGGGAATTTGCCCTCGGTTTTCAGATTACCAATATTGCCATGGAAGATGATCTTTATGCCGATCAGTTCTTTAATGGTACTAAATCGCTTACTACTTCCTATGAACAAACCAGAGAAGTAGTAGCTATGAATCCTTTTAACCAGGCATTTAACGCAGCAGCAACTCTAGCCAACGGACAACCTCTTTGCTCCGGTTCTCAGCCTTACGACGGCGGTGTTTATTCCAACAGAGTTGGGGCATATAACGGCGTTAATATTAATGTCGACTTTAGTGAAGCAGGCGTTGAGCAGGCAGTAATACTAGCGGGTAAAATGAAAGATCAGGCAGGACTGCTAATTAATGCTCAAATTGAGAGGTTGCTACTTCCACAGGACTTAATGTTCTCGGGTTGCAGGTTACTTGAATCTGTATTTAGAACAGGAACGGCTAATAACGATATAAACGCACTTTATAACATGAAGGCTATTCCGCAAGGTTATGAAGTAAGCCATTTCTTAACAAGTCCTAGCAACTGGTTTGGATTAACTAATGTTAAGGGAAGTCGTAAGCATTTTGTAAGACGTCCGCTTAAAGTAAACGTTACAACCGATCCTGTAACTGAAACCATGTCAGTACTTGCATCAGGTCGTTATTCTTTTGGTATGTTTACTCCTCTTGGAGTAATTGGCGCAACAGGTTCTACAGCTTAAACCTACAGGGATAAGTTTTAAAAATCTGTTAAAAAAAGAGGCACTAACTAAAAATAACTAGCTAGTGCTTCATACAATATAAATAAAAGGATAAATTATGTCTCAATTTTATGAATATAATTGGCCTGCTCCCATAGCAAACGGAATATCGCTTTTTCGAACTACAACTGCAAATACTCCGCTGCTGTTGAATGGTTCTTATGTTAACAAAACCACAAGAATAGTTAATTTTATTGATTTCGGTATTGTTCCAAGAGTTACGCTTAATTCAGCTGCCAATCTTTCTGCAATTAATTTTCTTATTACCGGTTATCAGAATGGGGTTTTTATTAGTGAAACCTTAACTGGGCCAAATGCAAATACAGTTACAAGCGTTAACTGCTTTGATACTGTAACGCAGATAATTCCAACTGGCACTACAGGCTCTACCATTCAAGTCGGTGTTGCTTCTGTTGGGTATTTTCCAATGATTCTATTAAACACCGCTAAGACCAATACTTCTTCTATAAGCTATGCCTTAAATATCGTAGCAGCAACAGCTAACCCTGCTACTTATCAGGTGTTTTTATCGCTAAAGAATAATTTAGGCATGGGCAAATATGATGATTTAACGTCTGCTGCTAACGGTAATTTTGCAGCTCCCGCCGCCGCTGCTACGGCATCTGCATTAATACAGTATAATTCTTTAGCTTCCAATTTACTCATTAAGATTGGCACAAATGCTAATAACTCGGTTCTTAAAGCTCAATTCCTGCAATTGTAAGTAAAGAGGAAGATAAAATGCCGGCAACTAGTGGAAGTTATAGCTTTAGTAACATAAAAGGAGAGCTGATTATCAGAAAGGCTTATGAGTTAATCGGCATGCCTCTGAGCATGGTAACTGCCGAGCAATATAATTCAGCACTTAACATTATCAATTTTATTTTAAGTGATTGGGCTAATTCTAATGTTAACTTATGGACACTAAAGTTAAATCCTGTTTTTTTAACCCCAGGGCAAGCATCCTACCCTCTGCCAAGCAACATTACTAAAATATTTCAAGTATTCTTAAGAAGTAACGTAAGACAGAATTTTGGTGGTACTCCGAACAACGGAGGATATGGCGGAGTAGCCGCTTATGCTTTTGATGGTAACCCTGCTACTGCCTGCACAGAAACCCAAGTAGATGGATTAATAGGTTATGCTTATTCTACTCCCCAAGTGATCAAAATTCTAGGTGTACAATCAAATGTAGATAGAGAATATACCTTAACATTTTCCGGTCAAAGCGCAGATTATCGGACGATTTATTATGTTAAAGCCATTCCTAAAACATTATATAAAAAAGGCATTACGCAGTGGTTTCTGCTGGAAGATAATTTAACCTTGTGTCCCTATTATCAGATACAGGAAACAGGAGGAGCTACTCTTGATATCTCGGAAGTCTATTTTAACAATCAGATACAGGATACTACCATGAGCGAGGTATCCAGATATGAATATTTAACCTATCCCAATAAATCGCAAATCGGTAGACCTACTATTTACTACGTTGACTACC